TTATTTATTGCAGTTATTACATAACTATCATCCGATGAATATCCTTCTTTTTGTACAGTTATAGTTTTGCTCCCATCTCTTACAACTTCACTTAATCTAAAACTAATTCTATTTGGAGTTGTTTTAAATGTATTTTCTCCATTTATAAAAATAGCCGCTTTTGATAAGTTTGCATTAACTTTAAATAAAATATTTGAATCTTGATTTACAGTACCAGCACTATTATTTCCACCAATAGGTATTAATGTACTAGTTGCCCCATTGTATATAGAAACTCCGCCACCAGGTAAAATAAATCCATCTACCGGTATTGAATCTACCAACCCATCTACATTATTAACATTATTTACTATATCGTCTGTGTTTCTGCTCATTTATTATTAGTTATAAATAGTTTTGTTGATTAAAATTCTGAGCTCTTTGTTCATTATTAAATCTACCTGGCATATTTTCATCTATCGGAGAATAGTTTCTAAAACCACCACCTACAAATCTTTTGTAATCAGGTCTATCATCTGGAGTAATAACATCAGGCATAGGTCTATCTTCTATTTCTTTTTGTATTTCCGCTTCTAATGCCAAACTTTGTTGAGATTGACCAGCTGTCTTTTTTACAACTCTATTTAATACAGGTGATTGTGTATCAACCATAGTATCAGATGTTTTTGTTTGTAATATATCAGCTGCGGTATCTTCACTTTGTAATTTAGTTAGTTTTTTAGAACCATATCTAACATCGGGAATAGATAAATACTTATTCAATGTATTTACCAATAAATGAGAAACTAGTAATTTAACATGTTCAATATCTAATGCTATTGGAGGAGCTATTCCTTTTTGTTTTCCATAATTAATATCGTTTACATCGGATATTCTATTAGAAAATTCATTTATACAAGATTCTAAAAATTTATTATGTATTTGATTGCAAAATAAATCAAAGTCTTGTATTTTGTATTCTGCTCTAAATTTATCAAACCATTGTTGAGAATATTTTGCTGTTAATAAAGTTCCTATTTTTGCAGGACTTATATTTTCAACAAAAGATAAAGAAAATTTTGCAACATCTTCACGAAAATTACCATCACGCATCAATAAATTAAATCTTTCTTTAAGTTGTGGATTTATACCTACTCCTTTATTATTTGGAAATAATCTTATTTCTGTTCTTGATGGTGATATTTCTGAAATCCAAAGTTTATCCAATGCTTTTTCACTTCCAACTCTTTTATTTATTAAAGTTATTTGAGTTTTGAATATACCATTTGTATATCCAGCTTCTTTTAAAAGTCTTTCTATATCAATAAAATATTCATTTGGAAATTTATATTTCTGAAATAAAGTTCCTTCTGCTATCAAAAAATAATCACCTATATTTTCAGCGGTTAGTGGTATATATCTTACATTTGAAAAATTTTGTTGAGGTAATTGATTATCATTTGAATCGTATATAATAAATTCAATAGCATCATTTGGACTTAATCCAAAAAAAGATTCAATAGTACCTGTTTCAAATATTCTTCTATCATTTGAATCAATTCTATATCCCTTATTAGCTATTATCTCTTTAAATGTTTTTATTGCCATTATTATTTCTTTTTCTTATATAATCTAAAAGTAAAAGCTACTTCACCTCTTTTAGAACCTTTATTTATATTTGTCATTAATATTGTACTATCGTAGTCATTGTCTTTACCACCCACCAGTCCGCCTAAAATACCACCACTACTTTTAGGATTTTTAGTTGCAGCTTTAGCCGTATCAACTTCAAGAGTTACTATTTTAGTAGCTTTTGATTCAATTGTAATCGGAGATATCGCTTTTAATGTATTATCGCCATCTTGCTTAAATTCAACAGTTACAGCTGTTTACGTTGGGTTGTATATTTCTATATCAGGACCATTAAACCAAGTAACAGAAAGTCCAGCAGTTACTTCTACTCTTAAATCTTTATCATCAGGTAATGTTCTTTTTACTATTTTGTATGTAATATCTCCACTTGCTTTTTGTCCCTCTTGTATTTTAGCAGTTTTGCCATCTATTTGTTCTTTATAAACTTTATTTTGTTCTTCTAATGCTTGTGTTCTAGCTGTAAGAGAAACTCTTTGAATAGCTTCTGATGTTGCCTTTTGAATTGCGTTTGATAATTCTAAAACAGATGATTGTATTTTTGTGGTAGTTTGTTCTGATGTATTTTGTGCATTAGCTGTAATTATACTTTGGCCATCTACTTCTACTCGTAAACTTTGAGTTACTATTTCTAAACTTGTTACTTTTGCTTGCAAATCTAATACCTCTGAATTTAATCTAGAAACTTCTACTGTTAAATCAATAACAGATTGAGTTACCGGATTATAAACTCTTCTTGGTACTGTATCTTCTACCGGAGGTGGTTCTATTGGTAACAACTCTACAATTACAGTATCTATGGATTTAATTAACTCATCTTTATTATATTTGGGTCTATTTAATTTTCCAAATATAACACCACTCTCATTATTTTTTTCTTGAAATTGATAAACACCTGCGGCATTCTTTGTTTTTATAGCTAAAGAGCCACTTATTTGTAATTCATTAATTAAAGATTCATTCTGTAAACCTGTATTTGCCATTTTAATTTTTTACTATACTAAATGTTATATCCTCATCAAAATATTGAATACTGCCATCCATATCAACTTTAAATTCAATTTTATAAACTCTATCAGCTTCCCAATTTGAAAGATTAAGTTTAATATAATTTCCATCAGAATCACAACTAATTTTTGAATAATCACTAAAAGGAACTATTATATCATCGGAATTAATATCTTTTATTTGATAATATGTTGTTTTTGGTAAGTACTTTATTGTATTATATTCAAATTCATTTGAAAATGTTTTCAATGGATATAGCTCTCTACCAAATACTTTTATTTTAGGAATAGTTCCTAATTTGTATTCTTTTTTAAAATTACTAACTGTAACTTTAATATTTTCAGAAGTCAATGGTAATAAAGATGCAGTTACAAATGATTGGTCATCCCAACCTATTCTTATTTTTGGTTGATATATAGTATTTGTTTCTTTACTAAAAAATCTTATTATACCATAATCTAATTCATTTTGCTCAAAATCCGCAGAATGCTTTATTATCAATCCATTGTTTTGTATTGAACCACTAATCCATGCTCTTAACATAGATATTACATTTATATTAGCATCCGCTGTTTCATAGTTATATGATTGAGTAGACCCATACGATGTGTACCAAACTCCACCATACCCAGAATAAGAACCAGTAGAACCAGCTGTAAATTGGTCCATTGGTAACCATTTTAAATTAGAATCACCTTCTCTAAAATTCCAAGTAACTCCTTGCGTAGATACCCCGTCAAAACGAGTACCATTACCCATTTCCCAACTTTGAGAAATTGGATGAGCGTATAGTGTATATTCTAATGGAATTTCGTTACTTTCAGTTTCTTTCAAAACAAGAGTAGCTTCTGATAATCCTATTAAAGATGATGAAAATGATTGTGATACATAACCTACATCAAATTTAAGTAATGCTCTAGATTTATCTCTTACATTACCATAAAAAACTTTACTAACTTCCAATATCTCGTCCAAACCAGTATTTTGGTTTGGCTGTTGTAAATAAACCGTTGCATCTTTTGATGCTGTTAAAAAATAGTATGCCATTATCTTACTCTACCTTTAATGTCTGTGTCTGGAAACTTTATTTCAAAAACCGATGGGTCTAACGATGGATATACAATCTTACTTTTTGTTGCCGCATCTATATTGTATGAGTGAGGTGCGTAATTACCTCCACATTTATTTGTAATTGTCATCATAGGAACAGAAGAAACTCCTTCTACATTAGCTAATAATAATTCAACCTCACTTAAATTAATCGTTTGATTAAATGTCATATTATCTATTGAAAAATAATCTCTTAATTCGTTTATACATTTTATAAGTATTTCACTTTTATTGTAATTTGGATAACAAATTATTTCAAAATCAATTCCAATATTTATAACAAATCCATCAATAAGATTAACATCATCTGTTAATATTTTATATTCGTTTAAATAAGTTTTTATATTTTCTTTAATCGCTCTATTAATATTTGTTAAATTTCCATTTACATCATATCCTAACAAATACAAATTAATTGCAAATGGATTGTTCTTTTCATTTTCATTTGAAGTTTTACCTATTAAGAATTTTGTGATATCTTCTTTTACAGATGCTTCAGATGGTTCTAATGCATCTGGTTTATTAACAAAATTCATAACTAAATCCGTAAATTCTTGCAAATTATTTGGAGATGCTAGTATTGATGATGGTGAATTATTATCTAACGTACCATCCGCAGTTGCATATGCTTTAGCTATTGAACCATATTTAGATGGCATTGATAATACTCTTATTTGATAATCTTTTGCAGTTACTGCTCTATTTTGAGCTCCAAAGTTTGCTAATGCATTTTGTCTAATTTCTTCAATAGTTTCAGGACCCTTACCACCTGTTGCTGGAATTTCATTATCTATTGCTACAGAGTTTTTCATTTTTATATATAATCCCAATTCTTGATTATTAAATGAATTAGTATCTTCATCAAATTCAATACCATTGATAGTTACAATAGAGCCGGCAGAAACATTTGATTCTATATTACCTCCAATTAAATATTTTACTGTTATTGTTGTATTTGCTGGAGATGCTCCATATGTTTTTGTTTTTAAGAAATTTGTTGGGTCAAATGATTCTTCCAATCTACTAATAGAGTTTGGTAATCCCAATCCAACATTTTTAAGATTTGGAATTAATTGTTCATCATTTGCAGTTGGGTCACCAGCACCAAATTGAATAGTTGTTGTATTATCTCCGTTTATTAAAGATGTAAATCTTTTTGCAGTTTTAATTGTTTTTAAAATATATGGTACTGTTTCTTTAAATTGATATAAATCAGAATCATTTATTTCTGTGTTTGGTTGCTCAATAAAAACCATTTCTTGCGCCAAATAAGGAACTTCGTACCACTTATTATTATCACTATCTCTAACATCCATTATTTGTATTACATCAGCTTCAGGTAAATCAATAGATTGATATGATTGATATCCATAAAATTGCATTTCCTTTGTAGTAACTTTACCAGAAATAGCATCTACATATTTTTTTATTAAATAGAGAGTAGGTTCACCAGTAGTACTATCTCTTTCATATACAGTTATTTCTCTATCAGAACTATCATTAAAATCTACAATATCAGTTGATATAAATTCTATATTATTATCCGATGATATTGCTTTCATACCAGATTTAATTCTTACATAATATTTTGAATCCGGAACATTATTATTTCCAATACCCTTAGATGGAGCTAATTGATATACTGATAATTTTGTTACGGCTGGGGATGTTACCTTTGGTTTATATCCTAAATATCTTGATAATGGTATTACACTTTGTATATCATCTGAATACATCATTAATGATTGCTTAAATGTATCATCTATATAATAAGATAAAGTATCACCTATATACGATGCCATCTCAATAAATAACATACCAGGAGATGCATCACTAAAATCATTATATGTTTTAGGAAAATATGTTTTTGAAAATTCAATTAAATTATCTTTAAATTGATTAAAATCTTTATTAAGATACTTAATATCTTTTCCTTTATTTTTAAAGTTTTTATTTATAGTGTTTATTGCCATATTGTTAAGGTTTTACTGCAAAGTCTACTTTAAAATTTTCACCACTATAATTAGCTGTAAAAACTATTGATACTTCCATTGTATTTCTGTCTTTCATCTCATCTGTAGACTTTATATCTATTGATTGAATTGATAATTGCGGTAACCATTTTTTTATAGAATTAGCTATTGTGGTATATATTTTATCTTCAAGATCTCCATCATTTTGTTCAAATAATAATCTTCCCAAATTTGTTCCAAAATTAGGTTGTCCTAATCTTTCACCAGTTTGTGTTAATAATAAATTTTTAACATTAGCTTTTAATTGAGTAATATTATCATATGCTTGATTGAATGTTCCACTTCCAAACTGTAATGGTAATGTCAATCCTAATGCATATTGGTCTGTATAATTCATAAAATCACCTCTGTATTTATTATCCTGACCTAACGGTCCGTCTGATAATTTTGGGTCATCTTTTTCTAAACTATATTTTCCTATTATTACTGCCATTAT